GCCAGTACCAACGGCATGCAACCATGCGCCAAGCATATTTTGATAGTTGCTGCCCTTCAACATGACTGAATCTTTAGCAATAGCAGTAACGGGATTTCTACACATTGTGTAAATACTGCCATCAAAAACAGGCCTGCATTGACAAAATTCAATGTGCTCAAACTCAAATGCAGGCGGCTCAATGGCCATATTAAACCCCATCTCAAGAAACCAATCGAAAAGTCCATCAGAAAATCGTGACAAATCATGCTGTTCCATAAAAACAACACAATCATCACCATTATTTGCCAAATGGATCCGAACATTACGGGCAAGAGAGTAAGCGTGTATCATTAAACACATAAGCACACAATTACCAAGGGACGTATTCATGTCACCACTCATACGTGTACCTTGGATTGTGTACTCAATCTTGCCATCCGGAACATATCCAACACACTTATTTTCCAATTGATATTTCAAATGTTGGATAGCTTTGCTCGATGTTTCTTGTTCTTAAAACAGTCAAGATAAATTGAATGCTCATGGCGCAGCGCATCAGCTGAAACATGTTGGTCAAACCTAGATGCATCCAATCCGATAGCAACAGGCTTGTTAAACGATTCCCACTTTTCATGCAACACTCTGGCAGTGGTGTCAGTATCCATGCCTTTCATCACAGTGGGGTGACCAAACATTTTACCAATAGCTTTAAAAATGCGCTCCTCAATGGGTCTGAGGTATCTCCCAAGTGCAATATTGAATTTTGGATCTCTTGGTGAGATAACGCGTGGTACTGGATCAGATTTCGAGGTGCGATCCGTCTTCTCGAACTTTACAAACACACTGACTGATGAATCACGCTCTAAGTTTAAGCCCTCCGATCTTATCCTTTCGAGCGCATTTTGATAGGCTACCCTCTTGCGGCCCTTTGTCGAATCAACAAATTGCTGATGACTTATCGGGGCGGTCGAGGGAAGGTAACGTCTCAAAATGGTTGTAGACTCGCCTAGTCTACTACTGAAAACACCAGGTAGCGGCCGAGGGGGAGGAACAAATTCAATTGGTGATGCTTTGTCAATGTTCTTAACAAAAAACACCCGTTCCTTAACAGCCCTCTCAAGCGTTGCAATGTCATTGTTGAATGGTACAATCTCAATGTCAGGCGAGACAAGAGAAAACCTACAACATTCACGAACTTTAGTAACCCCCAGTCGCCGCGTAACACGCAGCTGGGCATTGGCGGGTGCACGACTGATATTGCACCCGCGCCCTGGCACAACAACTGGGCACCCCTATTTGCCAGGAGAAGCCCAGTGGGCTATCCTGGCAAACAAGCTGTCTCCACCAATCCTGTTAGTGATTGCATTGGTGTCATTTGCACCAAATACTTCATATTATTCCAGGACATAGTGGGTATGAAACTCAGAAAGGTGGCACGGTCCACCGCCAAGTTCTTGTCACAGGTTCGTAGATCCTTAAATTCATCTTCCAACATTTTAGTGATCCATTTACGAGTGACAAGTATATTAGCCTCAGAAACAGGTCTTGCCCCAAACTTAAGATAAGCGCACTTCGCCACCGACATGGCAAAGCAAGAGCGTTTACCCTTAGCCAACTTCTTAGTATGTTTGCTGTTTCTGAGTTTCTGAACATTAATACGTTCGGCAGGAACCGGTTCGATACTAAGATCATCTTCCCCGACCACAACATACTGTGGTGGACCGGGCAATGCAATATTCTCAGTAACAACCAGCTCGGTGTGGTGATCGACAACGTAATCTGATGGATGGTTCTTTTCAGCATCAAACGCCGCCAATAGTTGTTGCGCAACTTCACGTGAAG